ATTTGATTGATGATCCCACCATCTGCGGTTTGCTGCATTCTGGCAAAGTCATCATCGAGTGTTAATGTTGGGTCTGGTTGCCGATAAGAATTATATCGCTCATCAATTAGGTTCTTAAACCTTTGAATTGGATCGTCTTCCGGGCGAAATATCTGATTAGCGGATGGTACTGACTCAGTTTCAAATGGCGCTACTTTTAGCAATCCACTAGGGCTCATGGCCCTGTCGCGGAGCTCTACGTTGCGTGCCTCTACCTCGCCTGCGCTGGCGAGATACATATCAAAAGGATTGTCAGTGCCCGCTTTTGCGCTTTCCTCTCTAAACCGATCAGCCAGCATCTTCATTAAGCGCAGGCTGTCACGCGCCTCCCTGTCTTCAAGGCTTAAATTGGACATCCCATATTGATCTTTTACAAGATATTCTTCATCCAGATCTGCTAACCTTTTTTCAAGGCTTTCATTCCACATACCAGATATAAACTTGTCCTTCTCAAAGGTTGAAGGGTTGGCTCCCCCCGCAAACAGTTCCCTCTCTTGAATGGCGTGCTGTATCTCATGCAGGATTGTTGCACGCATTTCTTCCGGAGAGCTGAGTGCGCTAACTGTGATTGTATTCCCGCCATATCCTCCGGCTCCCGGTGGCATCTCGCTGTCAAACACCACTTGAATGTTTCCGAGTTTGCCGATAGTTCTCCAGCCATCGAGCTCATCAAAATCTCCTTCTCCAAGATTAAATCCTGAATCTACATCCTGTACATCAACATCATATTGAGACAACAATTCAGCGTCATCAACAACATCATCAAGCCTCATTACGATTTGCGTCTCATCCGTCTTAGCAAAATCCACATCTGGCAAGTTCATTTTTGTGTTGGTGTTTGGTAGCTCTGTTCGCCACTTTTGATCTTGATTCCCTTTATACCAACCAGTCTTTTCCCTAATTTCTGTTGGCGACAATCCCTCTGCTTCCATTTTTTTAGCCATGCCTTTTAAGTCTGCACGGCTTGCACCAAGTTTTGAAAACGCCCCTACAAAGCTCGCATCGCTCTCTTCACTAGCGCCTAGCAAACCTGTGCCTAGTGCAGCAGATGTGCCACCGGCCAGCAGGTTGCGGCTAGATGGGTCTTTAAACTGTGCGCTAGGGGACCTAAGATCACCACCATCAAACACAGCAAGCGTTGTAAATGGGTTGTCCTTGCCCGCATTTTCTTTCAAAAACATAGAGTCGTAACCCTTGCTCTTTAGAAAATCTACAACTTTTTTGTCTTCATACAGCAAGTAGGAACCATCTTTTAAAAGGTCTCTAAGTGTGTCATATCTACCATCTTCTGACGGTCTGGCGCTCACTGGCTTATCTAGCTCTTTTTTACCGTAAAGCTCTGCAAGTACTTCGTAATCTTTATTTGGCCTAAATGGTTTTTTTGTGCGAGTTACTAGCGGGTAGACTGTACTATCCGCATTGTCAATGTCTTTTAATAGCTGTCGCTCTTTAGGCCAAATAAAGTCTTGATAATATTGATCCCTCTCGCTCTCTGGCAAAGAATTTAATGTTTCTTCTGCTTCCTTGTTGAACCGCGCTTTCTCATCTAATAACCCATCTATTGATCCACCACTATCCCTGCGTCGATACATACCCTTGCCCAGCCATTGGTTAGCAAACTCAGGGTCAGGCGTGGTAAACACCAATCCGTCACCGTAACCCGGCTTCATGTATGGAATGTCTTGCTTGCTGGCATGGTACAAACGGCCTTCAGGTGTCATATCAAAGCCTTGAGCAGTCGCCCTATCGAACCTGCCCAGCTTGACCACTTTAACTGCGCTGCCTGCTGAGATGTCTTTTGCTGGTACAATCTCTACACTAAACCCGTCACCCAGCACGCCCTGCACATACTCCTGCAGCTCAGGCCGAGTAAAGCCTTTTTGATATGATCCCCGGCTGGTTACGAATGCTCCACTCTCGTCTTGCGGTGTTGCTGTCTTAGATTTCTTGAGCTCGTTGACAGCGCTTGCTGATCTAGTCTGTATTACAGCCATGCCGCCATCTTGCAGTGCATCGCCAATGTTAAGCACGGCCATGTCTCGCGGCCTAAACACCTGCCCATCAATGACATCAGTAGGCGGGATGACGTTGAGCACGTTGGTGCTTACAATTTGACCATATGAGCCTCTAGGTATGTCTTGGCCAGAGGTATAGGTAGGGGTGAACCCCTCGCCAGCAAATGGCTCAAATGTCTCATCAAAGCCCATAGCCTTTGCATTAATGCCATGCCCTGCACCGTAATCTAATGACTTGCCGCTGGCTCCTTGATTCTTGAGATAGGCTGCGGCTGACTTGGCGGTGTTGACAGTGTTGGCTCGCTGCGTAGTCTTTGCGTCTGCTGCTACTACCTTTTTGGCAGTATCAATGACACCAGCCTCAACCTCTTGGCCGGAGTAACCCATGCCCAAGAATGTAGCAATGCCGCCAGCGATTGGGCCAAGTAATCCGGGAGATCTAATCTTTATCCCAGCGTCAGACATTTTGTTCATCCGATCCCTGTCTAAAACTCCAGAGGTATTAGCTCGCTGAAAGTACAAGTTAACATCTTGAGGGCGAACAGCACCTTTTTCACCCCACGAAAGCTCTCCTTGCGGCTGTACCAATTCTGGTGCAGTTAGCGGAGTGCTTAACAGTCCTAGAGGGCGGCCTTGTAATCCAAATGGGTAATTGATGTTGTCGTTTTTAGTGATATTCCCAGACACATCTATTTCTGCTACGGCTGGCAAAAATTGGTTTGGGACATCAATGTATTCAGGGTTTGTAATAGCGACACGCGCATTACCCAAAGATAGTCCGCCTTCATTTTTCAACCTATCCAGCTTTATCTGTATCGACTTCCTGACATCAGCAGGCAGCTCATAGAACGCAGCCATAGATGCAGGGTCACCCGCGCTTTTCCATCCGGGCACAAACATTCGCAAAATATCATCTTGCTGTTTGAGTGTGTCTGTTGGTGCATTTGCAAGATTGTAGCTGAGCTGGGTGGTAGCAATGTTTTTATCAAAGTCTACGCCTTGCGGTCCCAACAGTCTGGGCAACATAATAGGGTTCTGCCCGGTTTTCTCTTTGAGCGCGAAAGCCTGATTATACATTTTTGTGATGGGGCTTTTCCCAGAGCTCCACACTTGCGGATTGTGGAAAATAAAATTACTGCCCGTGTTTAGATCAATGGGGAAAGCCAACGGCTTGCCGCCAATGCTGTCCAGCCTGCGGTTAGCGATTGCTCGATCAGATTCACCCAAAACAAACCCACGGCCCTCAAAATCAGAAAGGTTCACCACCGGGTATTCCATTGGGTTAACAACAACCTGATTTGGCCGCATCCAGTCTTCCAGAATTTTGTCTGGGTTCTTAGAGTTTGCGTTAGAGTATTCCCTTAGCCGTCCAGTTTGCTCTAGCCTGTTGCTAAGCTCATTTAAGACGCTTGGAATATTATTGATGATGCCATCCATACGGGTAGGTTTGTTGGGATCTCTTGCCATCGTGCCTGCTCAGGTTGTCCGTGAATGAGGCCGATTATACCACGTTTTAAACGATTCCCTGAAGGTTCCTTCTGATAGGGTCACCCCAGTCATTAAAGGGCCTGTAACCGACTGCTAGGTAGCGGAATGCGTCTGCACAGTGTGATGTCCAATCGTGTAGCGGTTTGCCACGCCAGACCATGTTCTTGTCGTCATAGTCCCTGCGGTACTGCCTAAGAGCATCTACGCCACGCTCGCACTTCTTGAGATCGAACCAGCAGCGGCTAATCATGGTCCTAGCTGCCTGTATCCCGTCATCCACCCCCAGTTGAGGGGCAATGGTTACCGGGCGTACTGCCAAGGTATCGAGGGTCTCCAGCCGTGACTTGCCTGTGCCCATCTCCCGGACCCGTACATCATGCGGCAGGATATGGCTCTCGTAATGGTAGCCCTTTTCAGCTAATACCCTTGCGTAGTGATCCAGACCCACGCCACTGCACTCATAGTAGTCAATAAGGCGCACCTCTTGCCCCACCATCTGCGCAAACCATATGGCAGTGCTATCGCCTACCCCAAGGTCCCAAGCCGTTACAACGCCAACAGAGCGCTCGTATGGCACCTCACCAAGACGGCCTTCGTTGTTAACTGCACGCATTTCTTCAGCATAGAACGCACCATCAGCATGGATCAGCATGTCGCCATTCCAGATATGGTCATACAGGTCTGGGCGCTTAGCCTTGTCATCCTTGCGCTCTTTGTCCAGCACATCAGGGAAGTAGGGATTGTCCTCCCAGTTCATCTGGATGATCTTGCTGTCCTCTGGAGGGTCTAGCCTGAATCGCCTGTGCGTAGCTGAGCGCTTTGTCTCTGGATTCCACGTTACCCAGATCTCTGAGTCCTCTTCCCGGACAGTTGGTATTAGCTTCTGCCATGCGCTGTCAGACACTCCCTCAGCCTCGTCTACCCACGCTAGAATGATCCTAGCCTTTGACTTGATGCTGTCGAGGTTTCGCCTTAGACCGGCAAAGACATAGTTGATACGGCCATCACGGGACCTGACAAACTTCTCACCAATCTCGTAATACGCATTGAGCCACTCCACGCTGCGGATAGCTGACTTGATCTCTTCAAGGCTAGACTCATCGAGAGAGTTGAGGTGCTCACGGGCACAAAGGATCTGGCCACTCTTTCCTGCCATCCCCCACTGGTAACCACGCACTGCAGTCATCAGGGCAAAGGATCTGGTCTTGCCTGAACCACGGCCTCCAAAGGCTCCCCGGTATCTGGCGGAACCTTCAAAGATCGAGACTATCTTGGGTGGTAGGCGTATCTCAGCCTTAGTGCATTTTTGGGTCATCAGGGAAGGGCTCAGCGACCAAGGTCACATGGGTGGGCTGCATGGAGTAGTCACTGCTCACATGGTCAACCTGCGACTTGTCCCCGTACTTTCTGGGAGACATCCGGGCGACCTTCCACTTGCGGGAGTCTACTCGGAGTTTGGCGCGTTGGATCGCATTGCTGTCAGCGTCTTCGGATAGCTCATCTGCAATGTCTACAATCTCATCAGCGTAAAAGTCAGCCTGACAATCC